ATGCTTTTGTTTGATTAAGCATTTCCATGATTGGGTTTGTTGATGAAGGGATTGGTTTTTGTACTTCTTGTATTTTAGTAGGTGATTCAAATTTTTGCACACCTGTATTTGAAGCTGGTTGGCTAGCAACACGAACTGCTTCATTAAGCATATCCTGTAACTCCTCCTTAACAGCTGATCTGACTTCTTCTCGTATAATGTTTCTTAGTTGATCGAGTTTCATAATTATAAATAGTTAGTTTATGGAAGTTGGTTGTTTATTCTAAATTTTAATTCTGCGAGTAGTACTGCTGTATCGGAACTGAAAGATGGCTGTCCTCTAAGTATTATTACACCTAGGTTATCTTTTGCTACAGCTAATCTTCTTGGAACAGGTCCATCTCCTTGATTATCTTCTATTATTGCAAGCTTATAGCTTTTACCTGAATCAGATTTAAAAAGATACTCTTCATTAGGAGTTCCTTCTGACCCGGTATTCTCTAAGGGTTGCACTTTGCTTAATAATTCTCTTAGTGCTTTCTTTTCTTCATCTGTTTTCATTCCTGATGATAAATCCTCTATACACTGTTCTGCTTTATTATTTACACTTGATAGAACCTCTTTTATATTATCTAAACTTGGACCTACTCCTGCTACTAATCCTTCTATAGAAGAAACATCTCCATCTAAATTTTCTAGTAAGCGTCTTATGTTATAAAGTCTGTCTGCTAAAGATGTTAGATTCCCGGCTGTTTTAGCTGAGATTAGTCCTCCATAATCACTTGGCGGTATTCCAGTAGCGACTGGTGTGGGATTTACTTTAAGGAATCTTAGTATAGCTTTTGCTGCTCTAATCGCTCTTCTTAAGTTTCTTGCTAATTTAAGAAATTTATTAGATCTTTTTTGAAAGTTATTTACTCCTGATAGAAGGTTATTTTTTGTGTTAATTATTCCTACCAATGCCTTGCTATCTGGACATTGGTTTGAGAACTTCCCTAACATCTTATTAGCTTCAAGCTGTATTTTAGCTTCAAGTTCTCCTTCGATACTTCCTATCTGACCTGCTACAATAGCTGATATTTGCGATGATAAAGCCATTATTCTGTAAATACTTTTTTAGACTTGAGTTGAGATTGTCCGTTAGGGTTAATTAGGTTTTTTAACTGTCGTATAACTGGTTGTGCTTGTTTTCCTCTTTTGTTAATACTCGGAATAGGATGCCCTTTTATTGTCTTAGCAACTGCCATATCTTTAGCCATTCCCTGAAGGAGGTTTAGAACGTTCTGTAGAAATGCTTCTGTTTGGTTTCCAAGTAAAACAGGTTCCCTGTTACTATCTGTTGATGTTCTAGCTTTTTTTCCTAAAAACATTTTAGGAGCGTCTAAGCATAGGTAGGATGAACCGTCTATATTAATCGAACCTTCTGTATTCATTCCTATTGACTTGTTGCTTGATAGTTGAATATCTTCCTGTTTTGCATTTAGGTACACTCTATCAGCGTTAAATAGGATTTGATTTCCTTTGAATTGATCTGATTTAGTAGGATTCTCATCGTAAGAATCTCTCTTTTCACTAGCAGGGGTTAACGGAATTTGGTGGTTAGCTACTAGGTATATTGAACAACTATCTTCATCTATATTCTCTTCCAGTGTTGTATACCCTTCCTCTGTTTCTGATTGTCCGTTACTTATTATAGTTACAGGTGACCCTATGTTTTCGTCGTCAACCCAAGGGTTGCCTGATCCTTTTCCTCCTGTAAAACGAATAGATTGTCCTTGTCTACCTTCTATTTGTACATCTCCAGGTGTTGATCTGATTGGGTTAACAGTAGGGAGTTCTTTAAAAGCTCCTCCTGATGTTAAATCAATATCGGAATTATTAACTAAATCAGGGTATATTCCGGAGTTGGGATTATTCCAGGTATTAACTATAGATGTATAGTATTTTTGAGTTGAATTTTCTGAAGTAGAAGTGGCGAGGTTTGGCATTGACTTTATTTCTACTACCTCTCCGATTACAGGTACTGTCTTTATTTGTGAGCTACTCTGTAAAGCAAATGGAAGACTGTTGGGGGTTAGTTCTTTTTGGTACTTACCTAAAGGTTTATAGAATACACCATTAATTGATAACCCGCCTCCTTTATTTTTATATTCAGGATGTTCTTCATCCAGTATAATATCTACCACCCTTCCGAATATAGTTGTACTTCTAGAGGACTTATTACTACTGTTACCTCCTCTAGATGTTACTAAACTATTTAATGATGTATTAAATCCCATTACTCTTCTTTACCTTCTTCTGGTTTCTCTTCTAACTCCTCCTTTACAACTTCCTGTTCCTCTAATAAATCTTGCAGTTCAGAGAAATCAAACATATCTCCGTCGCTTCCTTTAGATTGAATAGCTTCTAATCTCTGGATAACTGTTGCTAGTTTAATTAAGTGCTCATCATTCTTTACACCAATCTCCATGTATTCCTTTATCATAGGGACAAGAAGAGTTGCATCTCCTATATTTTCGATTAGTGGTTTAAGTTCGCCGATCAGTCCTTTCACTTGTGATTTAGTCTCCCTTGAGTTAGTATAAATCTCTTCAAAAAGGTCAGAGAGTTTCTTTCCGTTAAATATTTCTTTATCTGAGTCCATATCTTTTATAATAAATAGATTATATATCTTTTATTACGATCCTACCCTTTTCATGGTATTTATGGTATATGTTATAGAAATCATCTTTAAGAATGGAAATTACTTTGGTTAAGTGGGGAGTCTCACAATCAGTCATTTCTCTTATGTAGATATATAATGCTTTTTTCTTAAATATATCTAAATCGTTTCTTGTTTTAAATATAGTTAATACAGCATCTGCTATTCTCTTCTCACTATCTTTGTTAAATAATTCATCCATTTTATCGTAAGCTTTCTCAACCCACATATCTAAAAATTGGCTCAATGTAATTCCACCGGGAAGTTTAACGTTCATACTACCTTCAAAAGATTCTTCCATATCATCGAAAGAACCTATCTGTTTTAACTTTTTGTAGTTTTTATTGTTGTAGTTAATCAGCCAACGCTTAACGATGGTACCAAAGTAAGAGTAAGCCTTAGCTCCATGGTCAGGATCAAATTTCATTATTTTCTCCTCTAGTAGCATAGATACTACTTCATGTTTTAAGTCTTCAATACGTTCTACATCTGTATAGTAGAATTTAAAAGTATGTATTATATTTTCTGCTAACTTGTAAAAAGGGAGATAGATATGCTTTGTAAAGATATCTGCTCTATATTCTGTATCTTCTGATACGTTGTATTTTTTTATATATTCTTCTGTTTCTGAAGTAAAGTAATTAGCTTTTGCTTTCTTTCTTGCCATAGTTTTCTGGGAGCATGTAGCGGTTTAGTTCTTCTTGCACTTTTTTTAGTTGTTCAAAAAAATAACCGACCTCATCATCCGACTTGAAAACTTCACGTTCGTCAAGACTCTTTAGGTGCTTTTGTGAATCTGTAATTAAATTTGATATATTCTGTAAGTATCCTGTCTGATTCACAGTGACATCTTCGTACTTTTCTACTTTTATTAGCAGATTACGTAGGGCAACCCCTAGTATTACTATTAATATAGAAAGAATTATTATAGTTACCAACATATTTTATAAATTTTTAAGCATTTTAGATAAGCCTTCGGAAGAATTTACCTTTCTACCTGTAGAGGCTGATGTTTTTTTAACTTTTGAAGTTGTACTACCTCCTGCAGCTTTCCAAATATCATACTCTACTTTAGAAGCTAGGAAATCTGCTGTATGTAGGATAGAAATAATAGAACTTTTTTGTCTAGATGACTCAACATTACTGAAAAAATATGCTTCGTTTGCTTTATCGAATACTCCATCGTGACATCTAATAGCTAAGAATTCTTTTTGATCTACTTTAATCCCGAATTTCTGAAGAATAAAGAGAGAGCGGTCAGGTATAAGCATAAAATCTAAATCAGGGTTATAGGTATACATTTCAGACAGCTTATCCTGTCTCCACTTATCAGTTTGGGGTACGTAATTTGGCTGTTCACCATCACCTATTTTTCCTAAATCATGGAAAAGTGCAGCAAAAACAAGCTGTTCATCGGTAAAATCTACTAATCCACCCATACTTGCATATAAATTCTTCTGTTTTAATGCAAATTCAATAACTCTATTGACATGATCTACATATCCACCGGGAAAAGCATTATGATACCAAGTTTTACCACTAGCCGGAGACAT